CCCATTCATTGGCTAGCAAGTCCCAATCCCATTCCCCGAAGGAGGCATTGTCTTTGATTATGAATTCCGCCTTTTGCTCGCTTGTAAGCGATTCGGCTACCTTGATAGGTACTTCCTTTAGTCCAGCAGCAATACAGGCCTTTAGGCGCATATTTCCACCAAGCACTACCATATCCTCGTCAACTACGATAGGGCGTAGGTCTAGCATTTCGGGGAACTCCTGTATCGACCTTACTAGCTTTTGGAACTTAGCATCCTTAATGATACGGGGGTTGGTAGGGTTAGGCTTTATTTTGCCGATTGCTACTTTCATAGTTAAATAACCTATTTGTTGATTCGAAGGTAGTGAATTTCTCGGAGCATTTCTTTGTAATGGGTTTTGTCTCCGTACTCTACGTGGCAGGATCTGCAGAGGGCCATTAGGTTTTCTATACGATCAGCCTCCTTGCTTCCTCCCATACCACGTGCCTCTATATGGTGTATGTCTACTGCCTTAGATCCGCATACCTCGCAGGGGATAAAGTCCGTTACATCGTATCCTGCTGCTTGTAGATAGATCTTGGTATGCTTCTTCATCGCAGAGCGTTATAGTAGCAAAGGTACGCCTCTACGCATATTAGGTTCGTTAGCCTTGTTGCTGCCTGTGCGAACATACCATCAGCCTCGTAGATGTTAGAGAAGCGCAAGCCCTTTAGCTGGGCAGGTCTAAACATATACGAAGCGGTGTCGATATTTCCGACCTTAGGTTCGTGGGTAGGGCGTAGCCTTCCCTCCTGTCCCCAAGTAACGATCCCTGCGTCTAGATATAATAGAGCCTCTAGCTGCTGGATGAATTTAGGATGCAGGATATTGTCATCGTCTAGGAAGTACACCCAGTCGTGTTCCGTAAACTGATCTTGGTATAGGTCAAGGAACTCGTTACGTAGAGGGTTGCCCCATCCTCCTGTTCGGGTTGAGTAGTGGGTTACGTTTGCACCGCTTGGTGCTTTGTGGTCGGTAGAGGCATCCATCATTACCACCCAAGTAAGGGCAGGGGGGATGGACTTGCGAATCTGTGCGAGGTTCTCTGGTCGTGAACAAGGCGTTACAATGTAGAGCATCATTCGTAGTGTTCTCCTGTGTTGCCGTTCTGACCGATGATGTCCATCCGCTTATTGAGTTCTTCCTCGTTACGCTCCCACTCACGTTTAGCGTAGCGTTCAAGATACTTCACCCACATACGGGCTGCGACTGCTTGGCGTTGGGGCTTGAATGGATAGATGCTGCGTAGGCGAGCCATTGCTATCCTCATAAATTGTTCTCGCATTGTTTGTAGTTTTTAATAATTTCTTGCTCTATCAATTCAAGCATATAGTCAAAACTGATTCCTTCATCCTCGCCTCCGAAGCGGTGGCGGTTAACCACATCCCTAAAGAATGCTGCGCTGATGTACTTGCTCATTTCTCGTTGGTGTTAAAGAAAAAGACTCCGTTAATCAGGGCGGTTGCATTCCGCTTGCTGAATCCTAATGCGCCATAAGCGGGCGGAGTTCTAATTTCTATTTGGTTTTGTATTCTTTATCAAAAGAATCTGCAATCTGACGGGTGGTCAAATCTCCATACTTAAAAGCAAAGTCAACCATCTGCTCCTTCTCCATTTCTTTGGCTTGCTTCCAGCAATTCATATTATGCTCAAATTCTTCTTCTGAAATAGGGTCCCAGATTAGCACAATCTCAAGCCACTGTACAGCTGTATGTTTCATTTCTCAATAATGTTAAGTGATTCATAATACTCCTTAATCTCTTTTTTGGTTAATGCCTTTATCCAATCTTTACTTGCATACAAGGGCATTGATTTTCTGCCGTGAGGCTCTACTACAATTTCATCTATATCGCATTGTGATTGCAATTCTACATCAGATATTGATGCAAGAACCCATACCAATGTTTCGTTTTTTATTTCGTCAGTTATTTTCATTTCTCGTTGGTTTTAAATGGGTCGAATTCGACTCCTTATTGTTTGACTTCCGTTTTTAGCTGGTTTTCACTTTCGATGTTGGCACTAAAGGTTTTCTCGTAGTATTCTTCGCCAGAGGTTATTGGGTTAATATGTTGGCTCTTGGTTACCACGCCCCACATAAAGGCAGATACGATAGCGTTACGTTCGATAGCTACAAAGTCCTCAGCTAACGATATACAAAAGTTGTAAGCCATAGCAGAGCTTTCATTGCCTCCATCCTCTGCTACCTTGCGAAGCTCTTTGATGTGGCCAATGTATTTTTCAAATGGTGATTTCATAGCTCCCCAAAGATTGTATATGAATCTAGATCCTCGCCTAAGATAAAGAATTGCTTGTATGTCTCTATCGCTTCTAGCGTTTTACGCTCGCCTTCTGCTACAAACTCTGGGGTGATAGAGTAAATACCTACATCTAAACTTGCCTTGTCGATAGCAATAAAGTAAAAGTGGTCGATCGGTACTCCGAATAAACGGGTATAGATAAAGGCCTGCATATCGTAGCCGTATTTCTTTGCCGAGTAAGGGAAGGCACGAAGGTCGGTTGTGGTCTTTAGATCAGCTAGGAATCCCTCTGCGTAGATATCTGCCTTCGCTCTAAAGGGCATACCCTCGATTAGACCGATTGTAGGGACTTCAAACTCGCAGCCCTGTATAAGGTCTAGGGCGTACTCGTTGCGTAGCAGAGCGTCAGCTATACGCTGTGCCTCGTTAAACTCCTTACGGGTGCAGATATTCCGCTTGCCTTTGGCGTCCTGCCACGCCTTAGCGTTCTTGCTTTGTACTTCGATTACCTCGTACTCGGCTACTCGATCTGGCTCTAGGGCCATAAGATGGACCAGTCGGCCTACCGAGAAGGCATCGGAATCCTCCGAGCCGTACTTAGTAACGTAGTGATAGGTCTTTGGTGAGGTCAATAATAATTTACAAGCTGAAGATGACAGGGCATTCTTAGATAGGTTCCCGTAGTAGAACTCGTCATCGTGCATCTTTCCCTTTAGGGTTTCTAGATCCCAAGTGGATCCATCTAGTAGTTCGATTAGTTTCATTTCTCGGAGAACATTTTTAGCATATACTTCTCGTAGTAGTCGCAGTAGTCTCGCAGAGCTACATAGAAGTCTTGGTGGTAGGGAATAGAAATGAACTGCTCGCTTACTGCATCATCGCCTGCCGTAAAGGAATCAACGTGCCATAGGAAGCTAAGGTTGTCTGAGTCATCAGCCCAAGAGTTGTTATCAATAACCTCTACCGAGTATTGTTTTTTGTTTTTCATAATTACATCCAGTTAGCGTGGTCAACGCAAGAGTTAATAAAGTTAGCGTAAATATCCTTAGCGAGCTTTGGCGGTGCGCTTTGTACTGAGGTAGTTGCGTAGCGTTCCCACGTGCCGTGAGTATCGGTACGGAGTTCTACATCTAGCTCGAATCGTTCGTACTCGTCTTGGGTTTCGTAGCCTAGCCAAGCAGCTAGGTAGGCGTGAGCTTCTAGGGCAGAGCCAAGCTCGAAGTATTCTGCAGGGAGAAGCTCTCGCTCCTCTAGGTAGAACATTAGGTCGGTGTAGGTAAAGGTCATAACAGGTCGATGAGTTTGCCGATACGATCAGCGATGAAACAAGTAGCGAATAGGAGAAAGAGTACTGCCGCAGTAGCGACAGACTTAGCGAGTAGGATCTTAATACTTTGCATCGTCAATTTCTTTGTAGGTTTCTTCGAGTAGTTGCTCTAGGTTGATGTTCTCGTAAGCGTATTCGTAGAGAGCAGCGAAGGCTAGATCGCTAATGCTATTGATAGGGGCTAGGTCTAGCTTGTCCCAGCTATCGTTAGGGGCGATAGCCTTGCAGATATCCCAGCAGTTGTTGTAGTAGATGACCTCGTTGTCAATGCTGTTATTAAGCTCCTCTGCTAGGTCGCTAGCATCTGCTGCGTGGTCGTTGACTAAAGATTCCTTGATGTAGGTCTTTAGGAGTTGCTCTTGTTCTTCGAGCCAGTTAAACTTGTTAAACATTGTGCTTGATTGGTTTTAATTGATACCCAAACTTATTTCGGGTATTTCACCTACGAAACACCTTGAGCTGAAATGGGTATACACTGAATAAAAAAGAGGGCTATTTGCCCTCCTTCCACTTTGCGTAGCATATAGCTAGCGCTTGCTCTACACTTTTGGCCTCCTGTGAGGTTACGGCCATACATCGTTGGATGTAGTCGGCCTGCTTCTCACCAGCCTTCGGATCGGGGATTGGCATATTTAAGGATTTTAAATGAAACTAATCTTTGGATATCACCTAGCTCTAGGCGGCTTATTACATCCTGCCTGCCTGCTCTTTGGTAGTATTTCCTTGTTGCCTCTTGCTTCGTTACAAAGACAGGCTCTACGATCTTCTCGGATAGGCGAGCAAGCTCCCTACGCCCTACCATTACAAAGCCACCTAGCTCTGGCATATCAAAGGCAATGTACTCGGCCTTCCCATATAGCCACCCATCGTTCCCGTGTACGTTCTTAAACTCTACCCATATAGTACTAGGATGGTTGCCTCCCTTTACATCAACGGAGGTCATATCGTTTACCCTAGTAACAAAGTAATCGATATGGTCGTAGATGTCAGTATCTCGGTCGGACTTCTCGCACGTATAGCCTATGGCCTCACAGGCATCAACAAATCGCTGCGCTGTTAGGTCTCCGACTTGATTGGAGTACTGCCTACGCTCCTTGCTGATCATAGGCTTCGTACAGATCCTTTAGATTGCCGATCCACTTGTTCCAGATCTTAGGGCTGCAGGTACAGGGCATTGCGTATTTATGTCGGAAGGTACGGGCGTGGATCTTAGCTACCATATCAAGCTCGCTATGCTCTAGCTGGCCCTTGCCTAAGATCGTTCCGATAAAGTCGTACTCAGCCTTCGTAAGGCATTCGGGATTGTGTATAGGAAATAGCTTGTTGAGCTTTGCCTTACGGGCATCGCATCCGCAGTCTACTCCAGTAGCCTCACTAAACCACTCTACGGCAGCCTTGATTCCTGTGGCCTCCGTAATAGATTCGACTACATCACCTAAGCCTTTCGGCTTCCTTCCACGCTTCGTAGGCTTTTTCGGTTCGTTCTCTAAGTTCATTTTTAGCTATTTTAATTGTGTTGCGTAATGAATCCCTGCTGATATTCGTTCCCCTTGATAGTGCGCTTACGGAATACTCAAGCGATAGCTTTAGCACTTCGGAATCGTACCAGCGTAGGGTGTCCATCTCATCGGTTATGGCCTGTACTAGGTCTTGGTAAAGGTATTCTGTTTCGTATACGTTCTCCTCTGCCGTATGTTCTAGCCATTCGTCAAGCTCTAGGAGGTCTCCGAATCGGACTTTCTGTATTTTCTTTTTACCAGCATCTAGGTTGATGCAAAGGTTAATGCAGGATCGGTATACAAAAAAGAAATTGACCTTGCCGTTTTGACTGAAATGGCTCTTTCCTTGTGCCTCTAGCTCTAGGATCCGTAGAAATACCTCCTGCACGACATCCTCCGCAGTATCGATATCCCCAGCATAGCCCTTAATGAAATTGACTAGCTTCTTTCGGTTCTCTATGTAGAAGGCTTCAATCAAACCAAGTAAGCTCTACAAGCAGTATACCAAGTGCAATCTGCACCTTATGCTCGGTTTCCTCCTCATCGAGGTAATCGGTCTTAGACCAGTTTGCTCCAAGTAGGAATCCATAGATCGGGTAAATGCCAACATTAAAATTCATCAAACGTCTTCTTCAAAGTTAAATAAAGTTCCTTGTACTTAATTAACTCCGTGATGATGTCATTTAGCCTTTTGATTTCTTCGTGCAATCCCTGTATGTCATAGATCTCCATCGGAGACAAATCGCTCTTATCCCTAACTGCGCAAGCTACCTTGTACATCTGGTAGTAGTCCTCGTAGATCACTCGGTAGTTGTGCGTTTTAAGGGCGTGCGATAAGGTGCTATGGTCTCGGTTTGTTATTTCTCCTAGCTCCATTAGTGTAGCGTGGTTACGAAATGCGCATACAAATGCTCCTCTAGCTAGGGATTGCTTGCGTGTCTTGTCGTCTTTCTCCGAGAATCCCAACGTGGAATAGTAAAGGCTCTTTGCTTGCTTGATTCGTTGTACTTCAAAAGTTCTCATTTGCATTTGCAGAGTTTAGCTCTGCCCTCATTTTTAGTTTGGATGATTTTAGTGATCGGTACTTCGTAGTGCTTGTGGTCTCGTAGCCTCTTGAATTTAAACCAAGAGAATTGCTCCACAAGCTTGTCATCCCAGTCTTGGATGATCTGATAGTCAAGGCATAGGTAGTCCACCCCATCTACCTCAAAGCACTCTAGAGGCTGAAAGGGTGAGAATATCTGCTTCATAGGTTGTCCTCTATGATCTTGCGGAGGCGTAATACCTCCTCGTTAAGGTTCTGCAGCTCTATCTTGTTTTTGGCTATCGTTAGGCGAGCCTCGTTGACCTTGCGCTCCATAGTCCATCGGTAGTCGATTAACTGCTGGAGGAGTAGGTCAGCGTTATGGCAGTTCCAAACGTGGTCTAGTAGAGCGTTTTGCTGCTTTAGGTTTTCCTCCTCCCTAGCTAGGGAAGTTAGCCAAAGGGCAGTACCAGATAGCAGTAGCTGCTTCTCTCGTACGTATAGATCGTAGGTATCGTCAGAAGGGTACATCGGTTGATTGGTTTAGGTCTTGTTTAGGCTCGTCTGTTTGCGGGATTAAGTTACGGCCATTCATCTTAAACCCTACGTTGCCGATAATAGACTGCATTACAAGGGGTGTGTCTAGAGGGGTTACCCTACCACCTGTCTCCATTTCCTTTACCTTCCTAACGTGGATATGGGTAAAGATCCAGTCGATTTCGTGCTGCGCATATCGGTGAATAATAACTACGGAGTCAGCCCTGTTGCCCCACTTGCCTCCACCCTCGATATCGGAGGTCATCGGAGGGGTAGGCAATCCCTCGTAGGGGTGGCCCTTAAAGTGTACCCTGCGCATAGCCTCCGTTACGGGGTGGGTATTGACTATGGTCGTTACGTTGTTCTTGTGGGCAAATACCCGTATGGCTGATGCTACCTCGTAGTGGTATTCGTGCATCCCTGTCTTGCCTAGCTTCTTCTGATCGGTCGTTAGGCTATTATACGGGTCGATTAAGGCTCCAGTATACTCGTATGAGGATCGAATACCCTCCATAGTATCTATAAGATCGAAGGCATTAAAGAGCCTGTTGCCGTCTATAAACTGGAAGTACTCGTTGACCCAAGCGAGCTTGTTGTGCATCTGCATTTCCGTTATGCCCTGTATAGGCTTGCAGGCTAGGAACTCTATGAGCTTGCGTTTAAGGCTATGTACCTCGTTCTCGCTAGAGTATATCAGCCACTTCTTGCCGTAGTTATAGGCCTGCAGTAGCATTAGGTACATAAGGGTATGGGTCTTTCCTACGTTAGCGTGGCCTGTTACTACGATGAACTCGCCATCTTTAAAGCGTAGATATTGGTCTAGCTCGAAGACACCGATCTTGCCTGTGTCGTAGTATTTGCCTTTTAGTGCCCGTTCTAGGAATGGGATAGAAGATTCGGGAGGAAGTAAGTCGGGGTGCATATATGATTGGTTTATGCTAAAGTAACAAAAGAAACGTAACAAAAAAGCCACCCCGAAGGGTGGCCTCACAACATCCGTAGAAACCAATCAAAACGGATCCTCGTTGCGATTTGCGAAATGCTCTGACTTGGGTGCTGTTGATTGGCCAGACATCCAAGCGTTAAAGGTTTCAGCGTTACCTAAGATGGTATTGACATCGTGTCCTGCTGCGCAGGCGTACTCGACTGCTGCCTTTAGAGCGACTTGGCGGATAATGGAGGCGGAGCGGTCATCACCTGCCGTTCTCGATGCGGTGGTAAAGCTGCCTCCTGTCCCTCCATTAAATCCACCAAAGCCTGCTTTGTTGATCTTCAGCGTGCCCTTCTCGTTCTTAGAGTAGGTAACCTCATCGCCTACTGCGTAGGGAGGGGTTTGGCTCTTGCTGAATGATGTGCCGAAGTCGTTATCATCGAAGCGTACTT